CGCCATATCCTGTCCCTCCTTCTCCAGTCGTTCCATTGCTTCCACTTCCTGGGTGGCCGGCTAATCCAGGCGAGCCGTTACTTCCAGAACCTCCATTATTACCGCCAGCTCCATTGCCGCCGCCAGCACCTCCGCCAGTACCCCAAACTTTAATACTTTGAGGAACATATGTGGATGTCATTGTTTTTGTTGTAGAAGATGTAATTTTTTCTTCTGTCTCTTCGACTCTTTGAGGCGTAAGTTTTACAGGAGCATTAAATATCATTTTTTTCTCCTATGAAATTCCGTGCATTACGCCAACGACGGCAAAATTAGCGCCTGCTCCGGTTGTTCCGCCGATTCTCATAACAGTAAACAAAGACCACGCAGATGCCATGATGCCATTTTGACCTGCAGCAAATTTCACCGATAATGCTGTTGATCCTCCGTCGGAGTATGCATTTAGCGTAATAACGTCGTTTATCGCACCTTGAACCAGAATGGTTACAGATTGACCATCTTTTATATTATAAACAGATAAGGTTCTGTTTCCTGAGCCCAATACTTTAAAGTTTGCTCCCAAAGAGGAATCAACGGCATTTCCGCCCGCTGTTACAGTGGGACTGAACACTCCATAATCAATCCTTAGACTTCCATCTTGATATCGAGTCTGAAGGTCTGTTAAAGCGGTTCCTGTAATTGCTGAATTTGCCATGGTTTTTCCTTTTCTTAATAAAATTAAGATTTTATCAATTCTTCTAATTTTCTAATACGTTCTTCCAAAGATTCTATTTGAGTTTGCTGTTCTTGAATAGCCTTGACAAGATGAGGGACAATCTCTTCTTTATAGAGCAATAATGTTTGAGACTCTAAATTTGAACCAATCGACTTAATAGCTTGGGGTATAAGTTTTTCTACATCCTGCGCAATAAATCCAATTCGATTTAATTGAGCGGGTTCATATTCTTTTATATAATTAAAACTGACAACATTGAGCTTTTTAACGACTTCTATACCAGAATCATTATAATTTTTAATATTCTCTTTTAGTTTTATATCAGAACCAACAGTACCACTAGCCCATAGTGCTGTCCCAAGATTGTTATAAATGACTGTATTACCATCGGTTTGCATTCTAAAATATCGTGTACCGCTGGCATATTCAAATTCAATTCCTCCGCCAACTCGCGCAGTAATATCAGGACTGCCGCTATAGGTTCGACCTACAGAAAAAGTTGCAGCTGGACTTATTAATGCTATCCTGTCGTTAGGATCGTTTTGTACCCTAATTTCCAAAATCGTGTCTTCACTAAAAGACTGAGCAAAATACCTAATTGACGCTTCATCGCCACTGCCACCACCAGGGTTTGGTTGTAAATAAAACCCACCGTCCGCTCGAATTATTCCACTACAATAAAAGTTTTTACCACCATAGGTTTTAACCCATGTGGAGTCGTCCATAAAAATTCCGCCGCCATGTGTCTGATTGTACCATCCAGAATTTCCATTACTTCTAAACCAATTATTTGAATAAATTGTACTAACGGTGGGTTCGGCACTTGTACTAATTTCAGTTGTTCCGACGGCTCCCGTTGCAATTTTGTCGGCGGTAACACTGTCAGCAGCTAATTTCGCTCCTGTTATTGAGCTATTTGTAATTTTGTCTGCAGTAACACTATTACTAGCTAACTTGTCTGCAGTAACACTATTACTAGCTAACTTGTCTGCAGTAACAGTTCCATTAATTATTTTTGAGCCAGAAATAACATCACTTCCGGTATTAACCCATTTAATACCATCACTTAATACCTCTAAAACCTCTCCGTTTATAAGAGTCTTAGAAGGCACAGTATCAATAAATTCTCCACTTTGAGCGTTTACGGTGACTGGGTTTGTTGTGAGGCATTTAATAACTACAGTTTTGCCGTTAGATGGGTTGGCCGGAGGGAGAGTAATTGTAAAGTTACCGGCACCTGTAGCAGTAATAATATAATCAGAAAAAACAGCATCGTAATCAGCAGATACAGTTGTGTTTTGCTGTTCGTCTACCGCAACGGCTCCGTTTGGACCTTGATATACTATTTGGAGAGCCATAAAAAATCCTTATACATTCAGCTTTACATCTGTTCCTGTTTCTTTTTCTATTTGCTTTTTTTGTGCAGCAATAAAATCTACGCCTAGCTTAACATGGTGTTTAGACCACTCTGCAACCTCTTCCAACGAACCATCTTTTTTAAAAAGAACTAACTTGTCTACTTCTTTGTTGTAAGAGTGACCCGTCACTTTTTGCTTTTTCCAAAACCAAGATGCTTTATACTTATAAACAATTACGTATTCCATATTAAATTACCCTCATCAAATAAACAACATTAAAGTATTGCGGACGAATGTCAAATGCTGTTCCGGAGCCAACGGAGCTGGTTGTTGCGTTGGATGCTGCTCCAGATGTTCCCGTAAAATTTGATAAATCTACAGTGTGAGCATGGCTGGGTGCGGCGTCTGTTCCTACCATAAACGCATTATCAGTAGGACTTAGTACTGTGCTCAACTCAGGTCCGCCTAATGTTCCTGGGCCTCCGTTCCAAGTCAAATATCCATTAACCCCTGAGTTATAGGGGTTCACAATTGAGTGCGAATGAAACCCTGCAAGGTTGGTGGTTGCCGATTCATGATCATGCTCAATACTATGCGTATGAGCCATTGTGTGCGTATGCGCAGGCAGCTCAGCAGTTGCCAGTGTTTTACTATTGGCGCCTCCGGTTCCGCCTACAGAGCTAGAACCTTGCAAAAACCGCTCATCGCTCAAATTAGGCATATTCCCAGTAAATAGTGTATTACTGCCTGAGGGGAAAGCCTGTCCATTACAGAGCGCATAACCGTCTTTAATCGCTCCTGCAGCGGGCAAAGCCCAGCTTGCTATATTACCAACAGCAATTACAGCTCCCAAGGGAACAACGCCTCGACCTTCGTTTACTGGAGCCGAAAGGTTTACCCACTTTGTTCCATTGCTTACAACCGATAGGGATTCCCCTTTAAGCATGACTTTGCTGGAGGAAGAGTCAATTAGCTCGCCGCCAGTTGTACTTACCGTTAAAAAAAGATCAGCATTCAAATCAGATTTAATTGTATATGACTTCCCTAGTGCCCCCACAGCCGTCGGCAAAGTTATTGAATATGCGCTGGCGCCAGTAGCGTAGATAAGGTCATCCGTTGGCACAATTGAATAAACACCTGAAACCGTTTTGTAAGATGTGTAAACATTTGTTGAATTAATACTTAAGGGAAGGGTTGCGCCAACGGCAGGTGCATTAAGGGCAAAATTTACATATGCACTAACAAAACCAGCCAACGCAGGCAAAGTTACTTGCACAACGCCCGACACAACGTCCATCGAAAAACCTGCTGGAGGAGTCGACCCCACTGTTTGAGGAACAGCGATACTGTAATTCGATGTGTTTGGTATTTTTGCAAATTGCGTTTGAAAATAAAACTGATAATCAGTGTCTGCGTTAATTGTAATCCAACCAGCAAGCTCGCCCGCTTCGTATTGTGATACATTTTGAATCGGCGTAACTACCGGTGCACTTGGAGAGCCGCCAAGCAAAATTTGAGATCTTGCATTTACGCTACCAACGACTACTCCGCGCAGATTGTAAAACATAACATCAACGGACGACGTTCCGTTTACATTATGAACAATACCAATTGGTTTACTAACATATCCAATAGTGGTTACATCAGAAACTGTAAGCTGTCCCGCTGTAGTGGACAAGAATACAACAGAGCCCTTGGGCGGCAACGCCGCCTCCACAAAAGCATCTGCAGTGACTTCGCTGACCTCGCCGGCCAGAGCGACTTCAGCAAAATCAGTATTTAAACTGCGGACAATAAGTCCTGCAATTTCTGCAGTATCTGCCGAAACAGCGCTTGCCTTTGTCCATAAGCCGGTTGCTACGTCGACATAAAGCGGAGTACCAACTGGATGTGTAAGCAAATCTCCGAGTCCAGGTTGCGTAACCTGTTCCGTTGCTCCGCCGCCAGAGCCTGTACCACCAACGACGTGCCATCTGTTGGATATGTAACCCAACATTACAGAAGCGTTGTTCTGTATCAAAATTGGACCGCCCGTACCAGTACGAATGCGCTTTTCTTCAATAAGTACGTCTGTGTCTTCATTTTTAATTTGAAAAATTTGACCAGTTTTATTAGTAAAAACAATTAGATTTCCAGTATTCTGCGTGTCGACAGAACGAATTTTGGCAGCAGTTCCCGCAGTAACTTCAATTAAAGATGAATTAAGGTTGCCTGAGGCGAGAGAAATATCTTCCGAATCTAAAACAAGCGTACCGACACCTACATCTAGACGACCAATATTAACGTCGGCAGATGTGGCAGTAACTCTCCATCGAGAAGAGCCAACATCATATGTTGCCGTAAAGGACGCTTCGGCGGTAATCCGCATATTTCGGCTTGTGCCGGTAACTATACGATTGTTTGCAGACGCTCCGCCAGATTCGTTTGAAATCAACAAATCTGCTGAAGAGGCATTTGTAATTGTTACCAACTTACCATCAATTGCCGGAGACTCAGGCGCTACAATGCCTTGCAACTCAGTAGCAGCCGTAAGCTTCACAAAACTGATGTTACTGACATCTAGAGCTACAATTACTCCAGCTGTAGTAATGTCGGTGCCTTTTGGGACAACGATTTCATTTGTGCGAACCTGTTTAAAACCAGGTTTTTTGCCTACATAGCTCACGTTTTCTCCTTTATACTAAAAACGCATACCTATTTTAATATTTAAGTCTATGATTTTTACAAACATTTTGTGATCAAAAAACATCTTGCTTTTTTCTTTTAACATGCATATGTTGAAAGTGCAAGTTAAAAAATACTACGGGGCAAAAATGCAAGATATTATAATTATTGGATTTTTACTAACATTTTCTTTTTTATCAAAAGAAATCATCGTGTATCTTGAGAGCATCTAACCCAACCCTGTAATTTTGAAAGGAGTTAAGTATGGCGCAAGCGCTTAATAAAAATGACATTTTTTATGATCCTGTTCTAAATGCCGTCCTGCAGGCCGACGGCGTAATGGATTCTAATAACAATCATCATTTCACTATGTTGTGGCCTAGCTATACAGCATTAGATATGCACGACTCGGTTTTTAAGAGACTGATGGCTGCTACCTATGACCATTGGACAAACATGGTTGAATATTATGACTCTGCTCTCTGCATGACAATTAAGATAGACCTAAACACAGGAATGCAGTCAAATGTTTCTGGAGTGTCTCAGTCTGTTAAGCCTCAGTCTCAACAGAACTGGGGCTGGACAAGTAAGGATGAGTCTAAAAAGCCAGAATCTAAGAAGACACCCTTTCAGGTTGGTTCTGTCTTGTTTCATAAAGACACTAGGACTAAGTGGCTATTATCTGATATAAGTAGTTCTGGAATGAGCTGTGAGCTGCGTGCCTTTGATGACAAAACACGGTCTATGTTGATTTCTGATAATGAGTTTAATGAGTTTGAAGAAATCTTCTTTTAATTAGGAGAGTTATGGAAGACGAACAGTGGCGAAAATGCAAGAAGTGCGACGCGATGGTAACCCCAATGTTTTCCAAGAAGCTTTGTTTTGAACATTTGATTGAAGAGCTGGCCAGTCAGTTACCAGAAGGTTTTCAGTCAGCGCACGTGGCACTAGTGTTGAATGCAATAACAAATCATTATTATCCACTAAAGCATAAACCTAAACTTAAAGAACACGTTAAAAAAGAATGGAGTGGCGATGATAAACAGGAGACTGAAAGTGAATAAAAATATCGTATTAGGTCTTGGTGGTTTGGCTGTTATTGTTGTCAGTGTGCTGTCTATTAGTAAAACCCTAAGCCCTCAAGAGCTTCAAAGCTGTACAACTGAAATTTTAGAAGTTACCAATAACATTAATTTTGCTCAAACTATGTTGCTGGCACCACCAAATATTCTTGCTACCCTTAAGAGTAGCCTACAAGACAGAACTTTGTCTGATGGCGCGAGTTTGATTATTGCTGGCGGAATTAATCCTACGGAAAACGGAAAGTCAATGATATTTGTTAAAACTTTTATTGAAGTGAAAGACGACAGCCTCGCATCGAAAGAAACGAGAGAGAACCTTATGAAGGGCAAGAATAATTGCCAACTGCTAGGAAAAGAATACGAGATCTACACAGGAAGTGCTTTAATGTGAAGAGATTAGCTCTTCACATTATTTAATAGGCAAAGATAAATGACATAGCGCAAGATTTCATATTCAGCTTCTTCCAATGTAGGTGCACAGACAGATAATGTAGGGTGAGAAGGGTGGGTGGCGACATAGTCGTCGCCTTCTTTTGTTATAACTAGTTGTTCTCTTAAAGTTTTGTAGTTCAAAATACACCCCCAAAAAATAAATAGTTATAATTTATTTTCAATAAGACCTAAAAGATATTGACCATATTGAGAATTTTTCATCAATTTGGCTATTTTCTCTATTTGCTCTTTTCCTATCCATCCATTTAGCAGCGCAATTTCTTCTGGGCAGCAAATCTTTAAACCCTGCCGATTCTCCAAACTTTCAATAAAATTTGAAGCATCCAACAAGCTTTCGTGGGTACCCATATCCAACCAAGCGATTCCTCGTCCAAGCTTTTCTACATGCAGTTTTTTATTAGACAGGTAAACAGCGTTAACATCGGTAATTTCTAGCTCCCCACGAGAGCTTGGCTTTAGTGATTTTGCTATTTCTATAACATCATTATCATAAAAATATAAACCAGTTACAGCGTAATTGCTTTTTGGTTTTGTTGGCTTTTCAATAATATCAACAACTTGATTGTTTGGGTCAAAAGATACAACTCCATATCTTTGCGGGTCTTTTACATGGTAACCAAAAACAGTCGCACCGTTAGGGCGGCTAGAAGCTGTTTTAAGATTTTCTTGAAAACTCTGTCCATAAAAAATGTTGTCGCCAAGAATCAAACAGCTGTCATTATTTCCAACAAAATCAGCACCCAAAATAAATGCCTGTGCCAGACCGTCTGGCGAAGGCTGTTCTGCATAACTAATAGAGATTCCCCACTGGGAACCATCGTCGAGCAGCTTTTGAAATAAGGGCAAGTCATGCGGAGTTGAAATAACTAAAATGTCCTTTATGCCTGCCAACATAAGGGTTGCCAACGGATAGTAGACCATTGGCTTGTCGTAGACAGGCAGAAGTTGCTTTGAAATAACTTTAGTTAGTGGGTGAAGTCTGGTTCCGGAGCCGCCCGCCAAAATAATTCCCTTACGCATTACTTTCTCTTCAGCTTGTAGGTTTTGTCTTTAAACTCTTTAGAGCACTTATCGAAATCAAGCCGCTGCTCACAATAAACTTGAATTGCAATTTTATGAAAGTCAAGCAAAGTCTTAGTAACGTAAGAAAGTGTCGCAAGCAAGGCTACAACGCACAAAAGCAAAATGAGATTTTGTTTCATAACTAGTCTCTCGGCAAAGGAATTGAGTTATGTAGTTTCATAACTCTGGATGGACACTGAATTTGAAAATAAAAATCTCTTGCGTCCCTAAAAGAAACAAACCCTTTACAATGAAAGGTTTCCTCAACGCAACTTGTTTTGTAAGAATGTTTACCGATTGCTTCAATTTTTAACAAAGCTCCGTTGTAACATTCAACTTGCCATGGGTCGAGGTTAGGGTCGTTTGCGTTACAAAGAAGCTTGTCAGCAATACAGCTACCAACGGGCAGTGGTTTTTTTACCGCTGCTGAGAGCGAAGCCCCCCCAGTCAAAATAACAGCTATGGCAATAATGTTAACCATATTAACTCCTTACGGCATCATAAGGTTTCTTAAGAAATCTGCCAAAATAACCCACACAGCAACTATTGCTGCCACTTTTAAGGCAAACATTCCTGCGTGGTAGGTCAAAAACATTAAAGCTTCGTTTAATGTTTTGGGCAAACGGTCTTCCTCATCGCCGTGTTTATTATTCATAAAATTGTACCCATAACAACTGCTTCGTAGGTAGCAACAGCATCTTTTTCATAGCTCTCGCCAACCACAAAATCCCTTAACGTGAGTGTTTCTGCTAAGATTCTGTTAACAAACATTTCCATAATCATGCTCTTACTCCTCAATATCAGCGGTTGTTAAGTCAATCAGGCCACCTTCTACCAAATCCCTCGCCACTCTCATATAGTTACCTTGTAGACTAAAAATCAATCCACTGTCAATAAGATTCTGAAACAACTCTACGGTTTGCTCCATATTAAGTTCGTTGTTTTCGTAAGCCATCATCATATCAAGCATTTTCATAATTGCCTCCTAAATATGTTTTGTGGCATCCGCATATAGATGCCACAAAACATATCGTCAGTTAATGTAAAAACTTTAGTGTTGGGTAGTTCTAGAAATTATATAGGTCATTAATAAGATAAAAATTAAACTAATAAACATTTAAAACTCCTTATAAAAAATAATATCACTGAAATGTTTTATACCTTAATATTATTATGCCATTTTTGCCAGATTGTCCAGCTTGACCGGCAGTTCCGGATGTTCCTGCACCACCAGAAGCACCCCCGGCTCCGCTTGCTCCTCCATATCCTCCACCGCTACCGCCATAGCCGCTTTCCGAACCTCCGGAATATGGCCCCAAATATCCTTGTCCTCGTCCGCCATTTCCTCCGCCGCCCCAACCTCCGCCGCCACCGCCGCCCGGATAGTATATACCGTTTAAATAATATCCAGCGCCACCGCCGCCGCCATTTCCACCGGAGCCGGCACCGCCACCGCCACCACAACCTCCTCCAAAACCATTGGGTGGAAAACTACCTGCTGCTCCTCCACTATATCCATTTACCGAAGAGCCTCCGTTTCCTCCGGCTAAATTTGTGAAGGTAGAGGCCGCTCCGCTACCGCCACCGCCGCCCCAACCCCAGCCTCCGGAGTTTCCAGCGTAAGGGTGGAAAAAATCTGTTTGATAAACAGACTGTCCTCCGCCTCCTCCTCCGTAACCATTTCCACCGTTTCCACCAATTCCACCAATTCCACCAATTCCACCAATTCCGCCAATTCCACCGTTTCCGCCGGCGCCTCCGGTTCCGTATTCTATACCACCTAAGACGAAACCAATGCTCATGCTTCCGCCGATCCCCTCGGTGCCCCCACTTCCACCGACTCCTCGTCCGCTACCACCAGCTCCGCCTGCTCCTCCTCCTGCGCCTCCGCCATTTACTCCAGATCCTCCAACGAGCGCACCCCCGGCTCCACCGGCTCCCCCGCTGCCAGCCGTACCGTTTGTTCCGTTTGCTCCCGGTGTTCCAGGTGATTGGTTTATGAGCCCACCTGAATACATAATTTTTTGAATCCCATTAATACTTACGCCAGATAAACTTCCGTTTGTTTGAGCATTCCCTCCGTTTCCAACAACGATTGCGATATCAACCCCGCCAATAAAATCAGAAAAAAAATCATATGTATTGTAATTTTCAGAAATGTAATTATTTAAATTTCCGGATCCTTTTCCACCGCCTGCTCCGCCTGCCCCCCCGGCTCCGCCTGCTCCTCCGTTGCCAGCGGCTCCGCCAGCTCCGCCGGCTCCACCGTAACCGTATCCGCCGCTCGACCAGCCACGACCTCCGCTGTCTCCGGATCCAGCTATACCGGTACCTCCGTTTACTCCTGAGCCGCCGACATTACCATTTGCCCCATTTGCCCCATTGGATCCACCGGCTCCCCCGCCAATTCCCCAGACTTTAATGCTTTGGGGAACGTAAGCAGACGACATTGTTTTTGTTGTAGAAGATGTAATTTTTTCTTCCGTTTCAATCGCTTTTTGTGTTGCCAGCATGCCAACGGCATTATTAAAAAACATATTATACTATCCCGTGAATTGGACCAATCACTGCAAAATTTAAATCCCCCCCAACGCGATAAACTGTAAAAAGAGAATACGTAGAAGCCATAGTTCCGCTTTGTCCTGCTCCGTATTTTACGGGAACGGAAGTGACTCCCGCATCGCTAAACACAGCTATTGTAATAACATTGCTCAGTGCGCCCTGAACTAAAACCGTTAAAGATTGGCCATCTTTTAAATTATGAACAGCAATTGTTCTGTTACCTGTTCTCATGTCTCTAAAAGAGTTTCCAAGATTTGCGTCCGCAACTCCAGAAACTGTGGTTACTGTTGGGCTATAAACGCCGTAATTAATCTTATATCCGCCATCTTGAAAATCCCTACCCGCAGTAGAAATTAAACTTAAATTAGCCATTTGATACCTCCGATGCCACTGTAACCCAACCTTTAGCAATTGCCAAGTCCACAATTTCTTCCTTAGATGAAGGAATTTGAACCTGTTCTTCAAGGCATTTTGCGACACACAATTGAACAATTTCATCAATTGCGATTTGGGCACGGCTCTTGACGGCGTTTTTAGCCCACTCTTGGGGCGAAAGAGCCGCCACACTCAACGCTTTGAGCTCGGTTTCCGTGAGGTTTATTGTTATGTCCTGCATATTATTCTCCTTTTTATCCTATTAAATAGCAAATAACACCAGTGTGAGGTTCTGCCCACGAATATGTTGTCGTTCCGGAATAATAAAAATCAATATAATCGTTTGCTGCGCAATCTACCATAGCAGACACGTTCATGTCGTATGTATCGTCATTATTGCTATACGCATATCTTACTGTGTTTGAGTTTTTCCTTATATGTAAATAAACAGTTGTTCCAACGGTGTTTACAAGCTGTTGAGCCTGAATAAAATATTTTCCTGCAACCGGAACCGTAATCCTAGATTGCCCAGCATTTACAGCAAATCCAACATTAAAAGAAGTCACTAGGTTGGGATTATAATTAGAAGTGTTCGATGTGTATGGTGAGAATGAACCACTAAACATTGGTCTATTCGGAGTAAACACGTTTCCGCTAACGTTTACTGCTGTACCAGTAAATGCAATAGTTGTGCCACTAAAAGTCTTATTACCCGCAAACGATTGTGTCCCTGTGCTAACCAGTCCACTTTGCGTTTCTGTCGCAATACCCGAAGATTGCTGTTTAATTACTGATGATGACATATGTTACCCCACTAAATATCCACAAATCCAATTATATTCACCGTTTCCTCCGTCCGCGTACAACGAGGTTGCAGCATCTGCCGAAATCCTAACATCTAAAATATCGCCAACATTTGCTTTTAATAACCACCATTGTCCGGCTGTATAATTAAAACCAGTATAGGCTTCGGTAGAGCGCAGCTGTTGGTTTTCATTAGTTCCGTTTTTATAAGCATTCATACGAACTACAACATTGTTTGCATTTTGTCGCAAATAGCTTGCACCTATTAAATACAGTCCAGCAACAGGGCAAGTAAATCGCATTGTTGACGTATTAAAATGAGAGCCATTATTAAATTTTACCGTTCCTCCTGTAGGAGGAAGAGCAGCGGTTCCTGTTAAAGACATTGCCCCAGGCCACCCTATAAAAAAAGAAGGGCGTTCAGGAAAAACAGGGTAACTGCTTTGTATTAATGGTACTTTTGCCATGTTTTACTCCGTTAAGCAATTTTATATGTTATTGCAAAACCATAAATAACACCACTACTTGCGACGGTTGGTATGTGGTTATAACCACCACCAACTGTATTTGCGATAATGTACGCATAATTATATCCAGGGTCTATCAGTGTTCCAAACATTGCATTAGCTTGCGTTATTCCAAGTGGCGCAACTAGTGAACCGGCACATCGTATCTCCCCGTTATTAAATGGTAGGTCTGCAATAATTAAAAGTCCACTGTACGGAGTTGTTACTGCAGTCCATTGTATACTTGCCCATACGGTAACTGTATTTCCAATGCGAGTATATCGACCTGCATTCACGCCGCCCATTGTATAAACACCGCCAGCGGTACCAGAAAGTCTAGGTGTCCATGTTCCTTCGTCGTAGTGTTTCAGCGTCTCATTACCAAAGCTAATCCCGTAGCCGCTCTGCATGGTAAGATCACTAGCGCCACTAATATTTGCCGGACTAATATTTAGCGGCAAACTCGCACCAACTGCAGGTCCATTCAAGCTAAACTGCACAACCGCAGACGTAAATCCTGCAATCGATGGCAAAGTAATCTGAACAAGACCAGCCGCTGTGGCGTCAACGTCAAACCCAAGTGGCGGAGTATCGCCCGATGTTTGATGGCTAACTAAATAATTATTTCCGGCGCCATTTTTGGTGACTTGGATTTTAACACTAAAACGTAATGGGGTAGTTGCGTTAATATAAACCCAACCAGTCAACTCTACATTATCATATGCCGAAGCATTCTGAATAGTCGTAACTGCGTTATTGGTAAGACCAATCTGCGTATATGCATTTGTTCCACCAATTGTAGAACCGGTCATATTGAAGAAATCAAGCGCAGTCGTAGTACGGGCAATACCAACGGGCTTGGAAATTTGACCCACAACGGAAGGTGGAGTGGTTGAAATTTTACCAGCTTCGGATGCGGAGAGGAAATACACTTCTCCGGGCGTGAGAAACCCGCCGCCAACAATAAGGTTAGCTCCAACCGACGATACTTCGCCGCCGAGACAAACCTCGAACTTATTTGAATCGATTACCCTGCTAATAAGCGCAGAAACTTCGGCAGTAGCCTCAATATCGGCTTTTGCAAATGCATATGCGGAACCGTTAAGATACAACGGACGACCAACATCAGCCGAAGTAAATCCGTGGGATGCTTGCGTAATCGATAAAACTGAACCGCCCGAACCAACGGCTTGTTCGGTGCCCGATGAGTTTAAGGTGTAAAGTTTACTGTCTGCTTTAGCATAAACCTGAATCCCGTCTGCCGGAGCAATTGCAGGCGTTGCGTTAGTTTTTAATACAATTCCGTCACTAAATGTTTTTGTGCCCGAAAACGTTTGAGTTCCTGTACTAACAACCCCTGCGTATAGTTCAGTCGCATACGTATCGTTTAGGTCTACAATTGCGCTTGTGGCTAAAACCCACCGAGAATTTACAGAATCCCAGTCCAAACCAACCCAACCGCCATTAACATCGCACACGAGGGGTTCGTTAATAGCTAGATTATGGATTCTTTGTCCAGAGGCTGGAATGATCGTTAGGTTGTTTGTTTGCCAGGTAAAGTTAGCGTCTTTAATCTCAATTCTAGAGTTTGCGTTGCCGAGGGGAAGAGTAACAGAAAAAGAGCCTGCAAAAGTATTAGCTAAATATTTAGTTTGTTTGGACAAAACGGTAGCGGAAGAAATTGTAAGAATCTTGATAGCACTCAATGAAGACCAATTTCCGTCGGAATACCCCTCATAAAAAGAATCCGTTGAGTTGTATCTTACCATTCCGTCTGTCGCCGTAAAGGCAGACCGTTCTGTGTTTGTACCAACTGGAATTTTTAAAGCAGCGGTACTACTAATCGCAATTGTTTTGTCGACGTTATAGGGCGTGATCTGATCAATAATTGGATTAAACAACGTTTTATTAGAAAGATTGTCCGTTGTGCTTCTGCCCACCAAAGTTTCTGTAATTGCGGGAAAGCTATAAACAACCGAAGAGGTCAGGCTAGGAATTTTAAACTCTGCGGCATAAGCTTCGGTGGAGGGAGTTAACCTAATGTTGCCAGAACCTGCGGGAGCCTTAAATTCCCAACTAGTTCTGCTATTACCAATTTTTGCATAGCCGACAATACTTGCATTTTCCTCAATACCAAGACCAGCTCCGTCTCCAGAAGAGGATGCACCTTGTTTATTGAGGGTAATATTTTTGTCGGTAACCTCCATATCGGTAACATTAACGCTATTTAAGGTTCCAACAATATTAATAGTATCGCCAGAGCCACCAATATTAATTGTTGTTGCGCCCGAGCCAGTACCCAAGTTAATAGTTTTGGTAGAGCTGCCTGTTCCAAGATTCAAAACAGACGTATTTGAGGTTGCTCCGACATTTAGTGCAGCGGACGGCGCTGTTGATTCTATGCCAAATCCGCTTGAAAAAGTTAAAGATCCGGACATACTGTCGCCCGTTTTTGCGACTTTTTTCTCATCTAGCTCATCGATTGCAGCCTGAGCGTCTATTGACGTGATGTTTCCGCCCGGTTGAATTGAAATTTTGAAGGCAGAAATTGCCGCAGATGGGTTAACATCAGCATCCATAATTAGAGACGTTGAAAGCAAGCCGGCGACATCATTATGAACAACACCGACCGTAGATAAACCGGAAACAGCAACATTTCCTGTAAATGTCTTGTTCCCCGAAAAAGACTGAGAAGATATTGTAACTATTCCAGGCTCAGTGGTACTGGCTTCCTGAATTTTGCTACCCTGTATGTTCGCGGCGGCGCCAACGTCAGCGTCTGTTATTAAACTTGAACTTAAAACTCCAGCGGCAGAAGCCTTCACGATTCCATTTGTTAGTTCATGAAAAGTAACAGTTCCGTTATCGGTAATTGTTACTAAATTTACTCCGAGTTCGCTAATTAGTTTAAATGATGCAGCTGTGCCCGCAATTCCCCTTAAAACCAAACCATTTGTTGTTGATTTAAAAAGATTTGCTCCAGAAATTGGTTCAAATCCTGTAATTTTTACAGAACCAGCCGATAAGTCTCCGGTTGTCTGAATGTTCTGTGAACCAAAGTTAGGGATAATTTTTGTTCCTGAAATTCCGGCAGCGCCGTCAATGTCTGAATTTTGAATTAAAGAAGATGATAGCTGTCCGTCAACATCTGATCGCACTATGCCGGTTCCAAAGCTAGAAAGCTTTAAATTTGAAAACTCAGCCGACGATGTTTTTTGCAAATCCTGATCAATAGTTAAGTTCGTATTAAACTTAACTGTTACATTATCTGTCGATTCGCTGGTTAAAAGCAGGGTTTTTGCCAAAGCTTGTGGCTTTAAATCAATTATGCCTGAATGAGCAGGTGCCCTAACCTCCCAACTCATGCGCGTAGCGCCAACGTGAACATATCCATTTAATAACAAACGAGCGCCACTTGCTCCAGAAACGCCCGTTTCATCCAAAGAAGCGTTTGTTCTTTGAGGGTTAACTACGTCCACATAACCAACGTTGACCGTAGTTACCTTAAAAGTACCGTTGTTTTGGTTATTTAAAAAATTTGTCACGCGAATATATTCGCCAGCAGCTAATCCATCAACGCCACTTCCGGCACCATCGACTATATATCTAACTGTATTTCCAGATTGCCAAATAGCATCTAACAAATCAATATGCGCACCGGCATATTCTTCTTGAACGTACAGTCCAGATTCCTGAGAATCTTGTCCAGAAGCGTTGAAATTTACAACAATATTTTTATCTTCGGAGACATATTCAACCGGGGTTGTATATGTGGCTCCCGAGATATTTACGGTAGAATTAAGTCCACCGATTGTAATTGTATTGTATCCAATACCCGTACCAATTGAAATGTTTTTATTTGTGTTGCCCGCCAAAACACTAATATCATCGGTATCCGACTCGATTGTATCAACAAAAAGGGCGCCGGTTGTCTGAACGTTCTGTGAACCAAAGTCAGGGATAATTTTTGTTCCCTGAATGGCGGCATTAACTCCCACATCGACATCAATTATTTTTGAAGAGCTAAGTAATCCATTACTATTTGTGTGTACAACTCCGGGAGTGTTAATTCCGGCTCCCAGAGAAGGCACCACCAGCTGATCGGTGCCGATTGGATTAGAAAGAACGGTCGCGCCTAATTCATTTTCCAAAACAAAACTAGACGTAGAGCCGGCGTACCCACTTGAAACCATACCTTTTACGGGATCTAGATAGAGCGAAGCGGAAGTAGGAGTGCCGCCCGGGGTAAGCGTTAAAATCGGTGTTTTTGTTTTGACGGTTAACGTGATTTCGTCAAAAGTTGGATTTCCGGTGTCAGATAAATTTTGCGATAATTTAATTTTTTGAGAATCGGCATCTAACTCCAGACCATTAAAAAAAGATGGATTCCAAACGCTTGGCTGAGGTTCTGCCCCGGTTCTCATAACTAAACGAGTATGCTGGTCGGCCAAAAGAGAAACAATTTGAGGAATTGTTAAAACGGCGGTGGCGAAATCCGTAACATTTGAAGAGGTCAATATTAACTCAGCCTCTTCAACGTTTGCTCTATATGCGATTTGACTCCCAATAACGGTGGAAGTCCACGAAACGGTTCGAGTGTCTATGAGATTTACAAATGCTGGGATTTCAGTTGTGACCCAATCTGCAACGGTAGACGTTCCCTGGGATATATAAAGCTTTTTAGCGACAATATCATAATACCCTTGTCCCACAAACAGTGGAACGGAAGAGGGGGCGGTTGACCCAATTGTAATACGCAATTCGTGAATGTCTTCGCCGATTAGGTCTTTATGTAAAATTTCAGCCATTTCGCCCTCTTAGGGAAATTTAGGTAGAACGATATAGGATTATTTTACAATAATGACTAAAGTTTCTCAAGCAATTTCCGAATAGAAGGGTATAAGGAGGACAAGTCATGCAAAATATTCTTCTTGCAATGTTGGGGGTTATTTTGGTATCTTCATTAATGCTGCTTATGACGATTAATGACAGAGAGGTTTCTCGTGACGATGAAAAAACTCAAAGAGGAGAATGAAGTTTTAAAACAAATCATTCAGGACACTATGTGGATGGCCTTTAGGTACGTAGACGGGCGGTCTACGTATGCGCCCAGTATGTTCAATCTGGCCGTCCATAAGCTAGACAGCTTAGAACTGTCTCATTTACACGCAGGAGACCCTGTAACTAATAATAGACGTTTTGCAGAAGATGGAATGCTTGGTGAGTGGAATCCAGAGTTAAGAGATTTTATTAAAAAGGAGAAGTTATGAAAATTGGCATTAACGGTATTTCTTATAGCAAGACTGAGCGCAAGTATTTGGTTAGAACTTACAAAGATTCTAAGACGGTCTACTTGGGACGGTTTAGTTCTTTAGAAGAAGCTCAAGCTGCTCTTAGGGCACATGAAGAACCAGAGCAAACACAAGACAGTAATACCCCTATCTTGAACTCTATTAGAGCGCAGTTTGCTCCTACCAAAAAGTCTAATAAAAAGAAAGTATCTGTGGCTAAATCTACCCCTAAGCCCGATGTGTTCGTACTTAATAATAAATCACACGTAACAACCAAAAAACCATCAAAGATTAAGTCTTCTTCAAAATCCGCCGTAGGAACACCCACAGGAGAATTGACAGTCAAGGGAATTGATGAGGCAGCCCTTAACAAGCAATTAGCGCAAAAAACTCTTGACTTAATTCTTAATTATCTAGTTGAGCTGGCTGACGAAAGGCAGACAACTGTCTTTAATGTTATTGTTCATGAAGTGGCGAGACTTGTTAAGAAATAAAAAAAAGGGGGCTTCAAGCCCCCTAGATATTTACGCTAACCAGCAGTAAACTCTACACTTTCCATCTGGGTTGCCAATTCCTATGTGAGTGGCCAATGAATACGCCGCAAACTTGGTGCGAGGCGGAAATAAACACATAGGCCCAGCATAGTTTTCAATCGGTAAGCTTTGTCCGGGGGCAAGACAAAGTATTTTTTGCCAAGCTCCTTCTAAGCTAGAAGGATTTGCAATTAAAACTTGTACTTCTTGATCCGAGTCGTTGTGAAAAATAATTTTATGAGACTGATCTGCCAATGTAATTAACATTGCTGGCGCAAGCTCTGTAGCGGCGGCCAAAGCAACTTTTGTCGCTTCGCCGTAATCTAATTTTAATCCACCCACGCCGTTATCAGAAAAAATGTTTGGCATATCAACCTCTTATTGGTTTAAAGCTTTCCAGATATCTTGCATACTTCGAGCATCTCCGCACTTCTTGCAGCGATTACTCCACTCGCGCGACGCTTTGAACATTCTCTCAGTGTCGCCGCAGTTCCAGCACTTAACAGAACACACTCCACCCTTTAAAACATCTTCCAAAGACTTTTTCAACTCTTCGAGCTTTTGTTTGAGGCGAATCTCTGGACGGTGCTTAAAAGACTGAGTTGCGCTCTCGGATTTCATAAACTTTTGTAGATACTCAGCGGGGGGCGGCTCTGCAGATGACTTCATGAGGTCATTCATGGGGAACATCTGAGCCTGTGGGTTGCAGGGTTTAGCCGTAATAGCAATAGCATCTGCCGAAGACTGCTTGATGACTTTGTGTTCTGCTGAACCTTCCGGTCCGCCACGCTTTAGGATAAGACCTTCAATTGACATCCCAATTCTTAGGGGTAAATCAGGATTAGCGGCAGTATACCTAATAAGAGCAGCAGCAGCATCAGCATTTGGGTGTCCATCGGCAAGTTCTCCTTCGACATAAAGGTAAGGAACTTTGACTAAGTCCCAACATTTCTTCTGGCGGGGAGTCTCGCAGTCTTTTTCAGACATAATCTTTTTGTGGGCAGTAATTCCGCCAACAATACACCAAGCTCCCTTTTGGTCGGAGTTGTGTTCGTCTGTAATCATGCGTAGATTGGATGTATCAATATTAGCAATTTCAATCAGTTCGCCTTGTTTATCGACTGATTGTACTGCGCCCAATCCAAAGACTTTGAGTCCCATGTCTTAACCCCTATGACATACTCGTTGTATTTTAACATTGACTCACACATTTGTCTTTGTTATAGATAACAAAACGGAGAACTTATGGCTAAAGATAATACTTTTGAACCCATACGCGGCCTTAGGGGCGAGTATAAGAACAATGAAATCACTCTGTCAGGCACTTCAGACGTACTCGCAACTGTTAGAAATCTCCTAACAGTTGAAAATAAGGGTGTAATTTCAAAAATTAAGCTCCTTAAGCGTCAAAAGCCCTACAACGAAAAGCACGCCATCAAGATTAAGCTTGAGCTTGCCCAACTAGAACTAGAGACTAAAGTAGAATATTACGGCGAAAATGATGATGGGACTCTCAGTGTACCCCCTGGGTTCTGGTGGCTCGTTCCTAACATGGAAGGCCATAAAGAAAAAGATAGAGAACTCAATCTGTCTCCCGTAGGTCCTAAAGTTCCAAGAGACTATCAGGCTGAAGCCGTCAAGACTGCTCTTGGCTATAAGAGGGGCTGTATTGTTTTGCCGACAGGAACAGGCAAGTCAATGTGTATCAGCCTACTGAGTCGTGCCCTCGTCGAGCGTGGCCTCAGAGTCCTCATTGTTGTCCCTACTATCGAACTTATCTCTCAGATGCTTAAAGACATTAAACAGATTGCCCCCAAGAGCTGCGGCATCGGTGGCAAGCACAAATTCAAAGAGGGTGTTGATGTTGCTATTGCCACTGTCAACAGTGGCCGTAACTACTCAGACATCTTTGATGCTATTATTATTGACGAAGCTCACCACTCCTCTTCTAACATGTATAAAGAATTGGCTATCTTTGGAAGTCGAGCCAAGTATATCTATGGCTTTACGGCAACTCCAGTCAGAGCAGACAACTTGGAACTTGGCTTCCATGGGATTGTCGGGCCTATTGTCTTTCAAAAAGACAGTAAGTGGGCAATTGACAATGAGTTCCTTTGCCCCGTAGCCATTACCTGCCTAACGATTACTGGTTTAGGCCGCATTAGAGAGACGACTCATCAGCAGACAGCCTACAAGATGCTTTCTACTCACGAAAAGTCGCTCCATACGGTGCTTAACCTAGTTAAGAGCGGACTAAACAAGGGACTTAAGGTCTTAGTGTTGTTTAAGACAGTCGAGCCGTCAGCCGAGTTTTGTGAGTATGCGTCTGAAATGGGGGTCGCCTGCGAGCCTGCTCATAGCGGATACCGCAATCCTTTTTATCAATTTAAAGATGGTAAGACGAATCTCCTAGTGTCTAATAGCAGTCTGTTGGGAGAAGGTATCGACTTGCCCGACGTTGACTTTATGATTAGTTGTGTTCAAAACTCGGCAGAAGCCTTAACTCGGCAGGTTATTGGCCGTGGCCTTCGGTATAAAAAAGGCAAGAAACTAATCTTTATCGACATTACAACCGCTGGCTATGGGGTTTGGAATAGCGATAGCGAAAAGTTCTTTGATATTTTTAAACAGTATGCTAAGTCAAGATATAGTGTTTATGAGACGATAACCGAAGACATTGTTTATAAGGACATTTAAGATGATTGCAGATAAAGTCGTATATTGTTTGAACTCTGCTGCAGTGGGTGATCTAATAGCTGCCGCTCCTTCTTTAAAATACGCTACCGAAAATTTTCACAAAAGAACGGACGATTACCTTGTAGGAGTTTATCCGGATTTTAAAGATTTTTTTCATTTTATTCCTGAAAGTAAATTTACCGAAGTTACGGCTCAGTACCCTAAGGGATATTCAATTAGGCATTTAAATATGCTCGGAGTTGGTAACCATGTTTGTAAGCTAACTCCGTCTCGCATGAAACTGACCCAATACGCCTCTATTGGTTTACTGGGGCGCGTACTAGATGACATCGACGCCCAGTACGTTCCGCTTTTACCAACGGACGTAAGCCGTTACGGCGTAGATTTTAGTAAATCTGTAATTATTATTACTACTTACAGAGACAAGCAGCGTACAATTCTATCAGACGAAATTACTAAAATTGCCGAATATGTTTATTCAAAAGGGCTAACTCCTGTATACGTAGGCAAAAGAGGAGCTATTTCTATTTGGAAAAGCAGTCTCGCTGTAAGTGATTTTGAGTATCCGGGCTTTGGAGTAGACTTAAGAGACGATACGTCTTTTAGGGAGCTTGCAACTATTATGAATCAGTCTAAAGCCATCGTGGGAATGGACGGCGGCCCTATGCACATTGCTTGGACAACCCAAACTCCCGTTGTTTGCGGATTTACGACTATTAAACCTGAGCTCCGGATTCCATACAGAGGACGAGTTCCCACCATTTCAATTACTCCCAATATTGCCTGCGGTTTTTGTGAGTCAGACTGGTCACTAAATTACTGGAATTTTGCAAACTGTCCTCGCAAAATGGAGCTTGCAGAGTGTGTTACAAAAATGACTAGTAAAAAGTTTATAGATGCTTTAAACCAATTAAAGATTTGGTGAGGTCAGTTATGAGCTTTTCACAGCCACATCGCTATAAGCTAATGATTCCTGCTTATTGGGTAGATGGTCAGGATGACTACAGGGCAGACGCAATGATGTCTTCTATGCCATCAAGAGATGAAGTGATTGAGGCTTTGAGAAAAGCAGACGAACTAGATGGCTATTCAGCAGAATATATTGACAATCTTAGGGTGGAACGCCCCGATGGTTGGTACTACAAAAAAATTTTAATTTACAACGGCTCAAGCAATAAACCACTTTGGAGATTTGAACCAGCTCCGTGAGAGGAATTTATGAACTTAGACACATCAGCAACGCCATGGGCGCACGACGAGCTACAGCTTATAGGGGCTGAGCTAGGCGATACCATCGAGATGGCAAATGAAGAAGATGAGACACAAGTTGGCTTAATTGTCTCTTTGACAAAGATGGCTATTTTTGTATTGACAGAAGGGGACGAAGTCCTTAAGTTTGGAAGAGTGTCTCTGTCTAGTATAGATGGCAAGTGGGATATGGTAGGTCTATCTGAAAGAGAAATGCGTATTTCAAAAGAAAAGTGGATCGAAGTGAAAAACATGATTAAAACAAAAGTCGATCAAAAAAAGGGCACTAAATGAAGATTTACTCAAAAGAAGAAATTAATACACTTGCAGAAAACGAAGAAACAGGAAATTATCATCTTGTTATCCATTCTCAGGATCTTGTTAAATTTGCCCAAGCCGTTGCCTTTAATGCCCAGCAGGGTAATCCAAAAACTTTAGAGCCTCTTAGTCAAGTTTGGAAAGACGCTGTGAATAAACATTTAGCCAAAGTTTTTACAACTTATTTAAAACAAGAAAAGATTCTAGTCATTAAAAGCAGGGAAGATGACGCATGACAGATTTTATTGAAATTACATTAGTTAGTGCGGACGAAGTGCTAAGCCGCTCCTTTAACCCCATTGAGTTTCAAAACACGTTTAGTTGTGACTGGAAAACCGAAGAGCTAATCGCGCCAATCAAGTCTGTTTCTGTGCCAGAACAAACGCCGCAAAGAAGAGTCTATAGACGCGCTCCAGACCAAATTAAGCATCGCCGTAGCTTTAATTATGATGGACTAGAGACTTGGATGTCTATTCGAGTAGTGGTTTTTAAAGAAGTGATTGCTACCTGACGTTGTAAGTAATCTCTTTAGAGAAGACGATTTTGCCCCGCTTGTCTTCAATCTGCCTTAAGAAGTGATAATCTTCTAGGGGTCCGTTCTTAAATTCAATTCCGTTTTGCACTAAAAACTCTTTCCTGGCTGCACAAGAAATCCCAACAAGACAAGCCTGAATATTCTTTAAGTGAGCTGGTGGCAGCACTTTAGAGTCTTTATCGTCGTAACTCATCCTAAAGATAACGCAGTCAGCGTCTGGGTTGGTAGTCAATTCTGCTGCCAAAGCATCCACATAGTGTGGCCGAAAGCTATCATCGTCATCCAAGAAGCACAGCCAATCGGTCATGACTAACGGAATAAGTTTGTTTCTAACTCCGCCGCCATGGTTTTTGCCGCCGCCCGCCTTAGTCAGATAGACATAGGTGATTCTGTTGTCTTGGACAGGTTGAGGAGGATTAACGCCGTCAAACCCAACGAGCGATAACCATTTAGGATTAGATTGGCTTTGTAGTGACTCCAAGGCTTCTTTGAGAGTCGGCCTGCCTATTGATGGAGTTATTACTGTAACAATCATCTCAATTCTCTATCTTGATTTCTTCACCTTCACTCAATTTTACCAACGAGCCAAAGTTATCTACCTTGTAGCCCTTGGGGACACACACAAGAGTGCATCTACACCTAAAGTGCCTTAATGGTTGACAATTTTCCCACTGAGCTTTTTTCTTACCTAAGTTATACCCCGGCGGTTTTAGAGCAGTCAGCCTAAAGTATTTCAGTGAGCCATCTTCATTGCGGCTCCAATCTTTGCACTCTTTAGAGACTCTATCGTCTTCAATCGAGACAATAGTCACAATGACATCTCTGTTGGACGAGCCAGCGTGATGGAGGATTGTCTGACTTGTTGCTACAGCAGATGCCATACCAACTTCAGTCTTTACAACCAAGTCCCAATTTGTGCTGTAGTCTTTGAATGTGTCTTTAAGAGTCTGTTTGGCTTTAGTAAGACTAAGTCTCTGCTCAGCTACTGCTCTAACTGCATCTTTAACGGCTTCTTTCTTCTTCTGCGTCTCTTTAAGACCTTCAGCCAAGTTATGGGCGACTCTATGTACGTTAGACATATTGTCATGGTTGTGGTCTGTCACTAAGTTCTCAAGAGCCGTCAGAGCCTTTACTTTCATCTCGACTAGACTCTTGTCTACGTACCGAGCTGTCTTCTCTTGAATAAATTTGAACGTGTATTCTAAGAAAGGATCTTTCTTTGCTTTAATTCGTGGCTTGGGAATCTTGAGGGCTTTGGAGAAGTAGTCATCGTGAGTGTCTACTGCATCGAAGAAGCCTTGAAACAAAATGCCTTTAGGCAAATAAGTCTTAAGCCCCAGCTCTTCGACAGCATCTTCAGCATCTTGACCAGCAGCCTTGCCCAACAGGGCATACTTCAAAACCAACATGTACTTTTCAATAATAGGTCCGATAGTCTTATTGAAATTGACTGTGATTCTTGGAACTTGTCTTTGCCAGTTAGACGGAAGGTTGACTGGGTCTAGGGGGTCTTCGGACTTGGCTAGTTTTTCTGCTTTTAAGTGTTTAATAATATCGTCAATCATCCTGTCTACGACAATTTCGTAAGACATGTTGGCGTTCTTCTCAAGTTGTTTAATAAACTTGAGGTGTTGAACGACTTTTAAGACTGGTTTTGTATTTTTAACTGTTTTCTTTGTCATGTAAAATCCTAAAATCATTTAACATTTTGTTCAATAAGTCTCTTAGTTTCCAGTCAGGCTCGTTTTTGGCGTGGTGTTCCAAAGTCTTATAAGCATGAATGGCATTAACGTACAAAACCCAAATGCCGTCTTCACGGACATCTGGTATCTCGGATTTTAGCTTTTGGATTGCTTCATGATTCTTCATCTTTTTCGTCTTTCTTTTTCTTCGCCATAGTATTAGAACTCATGCGAATAGGGGTATCACCCTTCTGGAACTCCTTAACATGTTCATGCCACTTGGCACTGAGTCCTGTCAACTGAGTTCTTTTCCCAGACTTGTGTAGAGCGTGTCCACCTGAAAACCCTTTTGGAGCCTGAATCTTGGCTTTTTTCTTACGCCCCGGTTTCCCAGGTTCTTGTGGAATGCCGTCAGCCCCAATAACTTCTTCCACCCAAGACTCTTGAGTGTAGATATCAGCAGTGACTTCGGGCATGGCTTCGTAGACAGCTTCTTTAAAGAGTTGTAGGTTTTCTGCATCAACAGCATTGGAGAGTATCTCGCCGGCTCTACCGACAATCTCCTTAACTTCTGCTTCTTGCATGACGTTAAGTTGAGCGAGGCGGCGGGCAGAGTCAATCGCCTCTCCGTCTTCATCCATGAATTTCCAAAAACAGTAGTTTGAATGAAGGTCGTTAACAAAGAATGGGCAGGTGACTTTCTCAGGCTGCCCAGCCTTAATGGCCTCTATAGACTCTACTGCGAGAGGACAAGCAGTTGCCGGAAGCTTATCAAGCTTTCTCGGACAAGTCTGCTGAAACCTCGTTGGCTTCGCTGCCATTGTCGCTTCCTTTCGATTCCATGTACGCCTTGACAGCAGCCATATACTCTTCGTCTTTAGCTAGGAGATATTCGATATGCTCTTTTGACCAATGAGCCAAGCCAGCTAACTCTTGGAGCTTCTGACCCATAGATTGAACTTCCATGAGAAGGTGGCCATAAGAAGACACCATCTCGTCAAGCATCTTGAAGAACTCTTGTTGTTTTTCCGCGTCTTGTTCGACTGAGTCGAGATTATTAAGTAAATCAGACATTGTTCGCCTCTCCTTTAAGATAAGGCTAAACAATGTCTAATGTTTTGTCAATTTGAGGCGGGCTGAAATCAATTGTCTTCTTGTAGACAAATCTCAAAGCGAGTTACATTTTTTAATTCGTGTCTGCGGGTTAAATGATTTAGTTCACCTTCTAGCTCCTCGTCTGGAACGTCTCTAACAAGAACCAACTCTTCATCATCAATAGTGGCTGTAATAGTGTAAAACATTTAACCCCCTAAAATAATTACTTTTTGTTATCAAAAGATTTTTTACCTTCTTCCAACGACCTAACAATAGATGGCAGTAAGTTTATAGCTTGATTAATATTGAACAAAACATTTTCATAAGTATCTAAAACATTTTCTGATTTACGCACACTTCCATTTAGGCCAATGTGTGCTCTCCACAAAAGCTCGGTGACTTCATCAATTCGTTTGGCAAGAATCTTGCGGTGTTCGTGTTCCGTCAAAGTCTCTTTTACTTCTGGTATCATCTTCTCAAAAATCATAACTATTGCCCCTTTTTAGTAAATTACTCTTCTACGTCAAGCTCAATAATTTCTATCGTGTGGCTCATATCGCGTGTTTTGTAGAGCAAACCTAATTTTTCTTTTTCTTCGTCAGCTACTTTAATAGCTTTTCTATGATGTTCGGCAATAGCTTCGGCTCTTGCTTCTGCTTTCTCTCTAGTCAAGAACAACGGCATGTGGCTACCATTCATAAAGCCACCCCACCTAATCGCATAAACCTTCATAATTATTCCCCCTTCTTAACCAGCCTTAGCCTAGCATGAACGCCAAAAGCTGGACTCATTTCTAAACATTCCCAACTAAACTTCTTAGCCAGCTCAAATGGAGCAAACGTAAATCCTTTGGCCTCCAAGTATGCCCTATTGAGCTGACATATGGCTACATCTTCTGCCCTGTGCATAGTAATCTTATGGTCATCTCGTAAAAAATCTTGAAGTCTTTTACTTCTTAAAGAGAATCCACCATTACCGACGTTGAAATGCTTAGGAACTCCCTTGAATAGAACACTTTCTGGCCACGGGGCACCAATGTAGTCATACTGCAGGAACTTGTTGTCCCATAGTTCTGGCTTCCAAACAAACCCATCCCATTGAGCCACCAAGACGTGTTGAGTGTCAAAATAGTTAGCTAAGTCTTTAATCATGAAATGAGAGTATTCTTCAATAGACTTGATTTGAGGGATTTTGACCACATGTGAATCTTGAGTATCAAAGTGAGTTAGAAGCTTGGCCTCCCCAAAGTTGCACGATGCTCTAGAATGGTCAAAAGACAGCTTAGCTCTGTCATAATCGACACTATCTGCAATAATCAATGTAACTGTAGGGAGGTTAGGTTTCATTCAATAATCCTAATATGCTTAAATATTCCGATACCTTGCGGCCTACAAATAATATTTTCTTCTCGCAACCTAAAACATAACTCTGCAACATTGTCTTCGTCAAGAGAAATCTTTAGGCCGGCTTTCCCGGCAGTTCGACTTAAATCATCAATTCCAATTACTTTTGTTTTCTTTTTGGACAAAATAGTTTTGACCAACTCAACAAGCTGGTCGAGAGTCTCATTTATTTCCATGAGACGTTAATATAGGGACGACTAAAGCCTGCTTGAAAACCAAGCTGATTCATCTTCTCAATAACTTCTTTAGTGATATCTGCTTCTTGAAGGTTGGCAAGGCGGATACGCTCTTTTTCCATTTCTTCCATCTTGTAAGACATGTCGTAAAGACCACGCTTGGCCGCTGCCAAGGCATCTTCAATCAGAATATCCACAATGTGACTAACCAACTCAGCCATACGCTTGGCTTTATGTTCTGGTTGGTTGAAGCTATCTGCCATCTCACGCGCCTCCTGAGCCTTACTCATAACAGGTACCTCCACTTTAATTATCAGACATACACAAACAAAACTTTAATTATTCTTCGTCAATCTTTAAATCATGGAGCCTAAGCCACGATTTCAGTAAAGTTTCATGGTTAGCCTTCATAGATTCCTCCCAAGCCTTCTCTAGCTCTACGTCTTCAGACTTCTGCTGCTCTTCTGGCTGCCCCTGACTTTGTGCCACCTGTTGTGGCACATTTGGCTGCTGGGCTGCCTGCTGCATTTGGGCTTGCTGCATTTCAAGCTGCATCTGTTGGCCTTGCAGTCCTAATGCCTGCTGCTGAGCCTGCATTTGCTGCATACCCATCTTGAGCTGCTGATACGCTTGATTGAGGCTAGGGTCAATAATAAAGTCTAGTTCAGGGCGCTTGCTTGCACCTTCCATCCCAAAGTAGCTCTCCATAAACTTTCCATAAGTCATGTAGCGGGCTACGTTCTGATGAAACAAGGGAGACAAAGGAACATCTCCACCAAACTCAAACTGTCTATTTTTGTCAGAATCGCTGAACAGAGAATTTAGGGTTGCCGTCGTTTGTAGCTCTTGTGTCTGACGCTGAATAACACCTTCGCGTGTCTCGTTACCAATTCCGAAAGCAGCTACCTTATAGCGTTTTTTGGCTTCTGGGAAGTTCTGATAAACAGCATCATTGATATCTTCTACTAGAATATCTACAAGTAGTCTAAGACCGCGCTCTTCGCCTTGGACTAGTTCATAGTCACGCGAACCTTGACCCATGCCGGCAGTGTCGCCCAACTGGCCAAAGCCAGCTTCTGTGGGGGAAATCTGAAAGGCTGAACAGAGGGCGCGAATGACTGTTTGCTCGACCTGCATCCACTCCATGTCTTTTGGAGTCTCGGTCGTCTTGATGAGTTCTAGCTCTACTGGGCCGCCGATAACAGGAATGACACTAGAGTTGTCAGTTCTTGTAGCTAGGTTTTGAATCTCCATCTTAAAAGATTCAATATCTTCGTCAGAGATTTTGACTGATGGGTCAGTAGGTCTGACAACAATCATACTCTTGCTGAGCTGACCTTTAACAAACTGATTGCGTAGATAGCTCAACGTGTGCTGATGAATGTAAACCAAGAATAGAGCAAACTCGATTGGTCCCATAGGGTAGCCGTTCAAGTCTAGGAATGATTGGACTTGATAGTAGACTACTTTAAGGTCTTCGTCTGTAAAGAATCCTGTCTGGACGCCGTCTACTTCTTGAACGTAAGCGATTGGTTTGTTGTTGACTGGAATCTTGTTGTACTCTTGAGCGTCTACTTCTGACTGCTGAGCAATATCTGACACTGCGGTCACATGAACCCTAGAGCCAAACTTGACTTGCTTGATAGTCTCAATAGGAGTTGGTCTGAAGGCTACGATGGTGCCATCAGAGTTCAGTAGATTCTGGCGAGCACTACGGCCAAACGTCAACAATGCGCGAGTCTGTGCTTGGAAGTAGTCTTTGAGTGAGCAGTGCTTAAATGTTGGGTCGGCGGCTTCGTAGATTTCGTTTAAGACTTTCTTGTCCGACGTACCACAATGCAAAACCCATTCAAGAATTGCTTTCTTTTCGGCTTCACGGAGTTTGAGTTCGCGTTCAAAAGCTTCTTCGTTTTCAAAGTCTTCGCGGCGAATTTCGTCTAGGTCGAGGACGCGAACACCCTTGTCAAACTTAGACTCAGACTGAGCACCAAAGCTAGAAATCTGCGCTACGCGAGTGTTGATGATTGCCCCAATGTAGGGGTCAATAAGAGAAAGTTCTTTAAGTTCTGCATCAGAGAGACGCTTAGGTTCTTTTGAAAGAGAGTCGCCAACCCCCATGCGAGTATTAAACCTAGAACCAAACTTGACTTTAGATTGTTTGTACTTGCGCTTCTTAAAGTCTTCTTCGGCAATCTTTTGAACATCAGACTTACTGAGCATAGTTCTACCAAGGCGTTGCTTAATGATTCCCGCAACATCATCAATAGAGTTGACGTTAATGTCTTCTGATACGTCGCCTTGAGCTATTTTGACAGTAATTTTTTTATCGTCTGACATGTAAAATTCCTATTATTAACAAGCAGTTCCATTTAACCCTGCTGCACACCACAATCCTTCGACACTCAAGTTGCCGTCAGACGAGTTTCTAACGATAACTTCTGAACAACTGATTGCAGCCGCAAATATAGCTGTATCACCTAACAAAGAAAGGTCAAGAACTTTTTCATCAACTATAAGTTGAATAGCACCCTTTGCTTTAACTGCAAAGTAGTGAATTGTGTTTGAAAATACTTGAAACCCTTCAGTAATCCCAGATACAGTCTCTGGCACAAGAGAAGGCGTTTCGATATCAATATAGTCTGCTGACACAAAGATAACCTTGTAAGACCCTCTACTACCATAGTTAAAGGCAGGAGAACTAATCTTAAGAACGTCTGTAGTTTGAACTCCAGACGAAGAAAAGACTTTGAGTACGTCTAAGTAATCAACTCCGAGGAGGACTGCTATCTCGTTAACAAGAACTCCGGAGTCGTCAACGTCCAAAAAGTTAGAGCCTACTCCTACAATCCTGACAGGAATGCCTTGGTTGCCGGCATTGAAAGGAGAGAGGAGGCCAATGTCGTTGTCTTTTTCCAAAAGGAGAATGTCATTAATTTTGGCGTTAGAGCCAATGGCTCCTGAAAACTGAACGCGAGCAACTGTGTCATTCAAGCGAGTAATGCCTACAGTCGTTGTGCTATTAACTGTTAGTGACCTGCGAACGCGAAAATTAGGGTTAGTCCCATTACCAGTCCAACGGACACGCCAAGTTGTTTCTTGAGTTAGGCTGTTATAAGGCTGAGTAACTTGGAGTTCAGTTGTCGAATCAAGAGAGATAGCCTTGCGCGTAGACGCAACGACTCTTTCTTCTCTGGGGTCAAGAACGACTGAAAATCCTTCTGCAATGTCTAAGGCTAGGCCAGAGACATCAAAAGCCATAGAGGCTGCAGACGTTGATTTAAGCGGATTTTCAACAGAAGAAGCCGCTGTATTTAGAGACAAGGATAGATAGGACATGTTAAAAAACTCCTATAGTCCTGCCTATTTTACCTCGAACCATGGAGAAAGTCAAGCAAAGAATACTCAACAACTGTAAGTCCCTTTTCTTGAGCCAGCTCAATCTCTTTTACCATAGAGGGGGTTTTCATTCCAAACACCCACACTTCATGACACGCGCTCATAAGCATAAGCCCCATGGTGACCGCTTTATCTCTGTCTTTATAATCAGAGAAGTCAAGAACTGATGAGTACATAACTGCCCAACTAACAGGATTTTGACCCATACTAATGATTTTATTAGAAATTTGTTTGAACTGCAGGATAGAGTTTGGGTCACGCCACGGAGCACACACATAGATGTTTTTCATTAACAAACCTTGTTGGTTGAACAGCCAATTTAATTTTATAGTAAATTAGAAATCCACACTAATATGCTGACCAAAAACATAAAAAATTTAATAGTGTAATAACCAACCGTTAAAGCGATTGCCGTTAGGACAAAGTTCATAGCCACCCCCATGATTTCTTATCGGGTGGCTGTCGTTATTTTTTAGTTTTTGCTTTAAGGGCTTTTTCTGCGTCTTCTCGGACGTTGGGGTTTTTGCTTTTAAAGCTGCCCAAATGTCCTATCTCTAGGTGACAATTGTCTTTCCCAGGCTTATCACACAGCGTTATGAGATTGTTAGGGTCTAGCTCTAAGGAGGGATTTACGTGAAATGGCTCAATGTGATGTACTTCTAAAAACTCTGTGCAACCGCAAGCTGCACAAGAGCCATGAGTTTCTAAAAAAGACTTGCGCAATGACGGCCATTTAGACGAACGTCTTGAAAAAAGCTTAGCTTTTCCCTTAACAACATCTTTAGCGTGTTTAAAAAGACTCATAGAGTGCTAGGCCCGAAAGACTCTCCGCTCTCATCTTTTGCTTTATCTGATAGAGCCATGTTCATATCTCCTTGGGTTAGAACTAGGGTACATTTTAACATTAAATACTAAATTTAATTAATTTTTTCTTTGGTTCGGGGGCAGGGCCTTTGGAATCACCTTCGATGAGGTGACCCATGCCTGCTTTTCTGTAAGCATCCATAGTCATATCAGCTAGTTGCGACGGCATGATGGGTACACCCATATCTTTATAGGTATCATACATGGCAGACTCTAGCTCTTTTTGGTATTGCTGTTCGCGGCTCATGGGGGCGGCAGTGCCGATGTGTTTAGAGGCGCTACTAATCTTAATTTCGACTGCGGTGCGGTATTTGTCTAGTGCATACCGACTTGCGTCATTCGTGTGAGTCCAATCATCGTCTTCAAATCGACTTGTATCAAACTCTCCACGGGGGTCTTTCTTGTGCATCCAGTTGGTAAAAGATTCAATAGCATACTCTATCCCGCTGTCGTTTTCTTCTTTACAAAGAATCATGTCTGACTCTTGTCTTTCTACATTCCAAAGCAAAGACTGAATCTGAACTACTCCAGTCTCAATATGAGTCGGTTTCTTGGGCTTAACAGCAAACCCAAAAGGCTGAAAGTAATGAGCAGAACCAGCATCGGCTGTATCAGGGCAAATAATGTCTGGAGGAAACATTAGGCATTCTTTTTCTCTAACTGTTTGTGCCCACTGAGAGTTGGGGTAGCCAGTAGCTGACCGCGCATGAAGCAAAATGGCTCTAGTCTGAGATTGAGAGTACAGATATACAACGACCACTGCGGGGTCGCGAACGCCCCAGTCAATACCAAAACTTACTTCCCATTTATTAGTCACTGCCCAAGCATAAATATCCTGTTTAGTACATTTTCTATTATTCTTCCACTGTTGACCAGTCATCCAAAACCAAGTCTCAGCGGGGCTACGGACGTGATTCATTCTGTTGAACGTAGGGAAAACTAAGCCGCCTGTTTCTGGACGCCAGTTGAGAATCTGAGCAATAATTTTGTTGGCTTCTTTTGTCTCTTTAATGAAGTTACCAATGAAGGCAATAGTTCTTAATGTCTTAGATTTGCCTGTCTGTTTGGGGGCGCGAGCCTGACAGGCAATAAACGCAGGGCATGTCATACATCCTTCATAAGCTAATATTTCTTTGTACTTAACTTTGATTGCTTCTGGTTCTTCTTGGAATAGCTCTTCATCCCATCTGACTTTGAGGTTTTCTGTATGAAGATATGCCTTGAGTCTCTTTTCTCCGTGAGTCTCTGGCAAACATTTCCTCATAAAATCCACAGCCGACCACTTGTCTAGTCTAATATCTGGGTCGTCGCCCTTTTCGGCCTCTTCCATCAGTTCCTGCAAAGGTCCTTGAGAAGTCTTGCGAGAAGACAGCGAGATGGTGATTGGCTCAAAGCCGTGCTCATCTTGCGTGGGGTCGGCAACCATGGCGACTTCTGAGAGAATCTCTCTGGGGGTTAGGTCACATTCGTCTCGAATAATAATAGAAGCGCGGGATGAGTTAGCACCCTCTAGTGTAGCTGCTGTTACAAAAACGTCGGCATCGTCTTTTGCTGTATACGAATTTGGAGGCAAATTAAAGAGTCGTAGCTCTCCCGCTCGGTTTGTTTCAAAATGTTCTTGAAGTTCTGGAATACGGAGGAACTTTTTAAGGTACTTGATTGCTTTGTAAGATTGGTCTTTAATGGCGGCAATCTGTAGACATGACCTTCTAAAATGAATCATTGCCAACCAATGAATCACCGCCGACATAACTGTCTTCATCGAGTTACGAGAGGCTGCCACGACTACACGGTGGGCACCCTTGTTGGTCTTCATTGTGAGGTAAATTTGCCAGACAGCTTCCATGGGATTAGAAGTAGACATTTCGTCTACTGTACAGTCTGGCAAGTCTAACTTAAGGAAAGTCTTAATGAATTGTTGAAGCTCTTCTTTTGTTTCACAAACAGTAAACAAAAGACGTTTACGCATTTCAATGCGCACCCTTTGCTCTTCTGTAATTTCAGGTT